GTTATATAACCTAGATGAATCCATCACAGTGAACAAAGATGAAGGAGCAAAATGGCACCTTATCCAAACGTTGGCAGGAGATCAAACTGATGGCTATGGTGGCGTTCCTGGAATTGGTGTTAAAAGAGCTGAAGCACTATTTAAAGACAAAGGATATTCCTGGAAGACCGTAGTCAAAGCATTTAAAGACAGAGATCTATCGGAAGAAGATGCTCTGGTTAATGCTCGGTTGGCTAGAATACTTACAGTAGATGATTATGACTTCGAAAAACAAGAGCCAATCCTTTGGTCTCCCAGAGCCGATTACAGAATTGACGATGGAGCAAGATCTAAAGATGCGGTTGATTGAAGATAAATTAAAACAAGGATATCACGATAATAAAGCTGATATCATTACTTTTATAATGGCTCTTCAACATCAAAATTTTATTCTATCAAATTCAATTACCAATTTAGTTGAAAAATGGCCACTAAAGATCCCGACGGACCAAAGTATTACAAACGAGGTCGGACCGATGTTTGGGATTTTGTTAGAGAACAAGGATTAAATTTCCATCTCGGTAATGCTATCAAGTACATCTGCAGAGCAGGTTATAAGGATAGCAAGATACAAGACTTAGAAAAAGCTATTCATTATTTAAACAATGAGCTCCACCACGAAAAAGACCTTTATTTCAGATCAAGCCAAGGAATTCCGTACCCAATACAATCTACCGAGCTCGAGAGCACTCGAGACGAGGTCGTACCAGAAAAATTTGATCGTTGAAGAGTTCAAAGAGTTTCTTGAATCTGACGGATTCTTATTTAGACATGGTGAGAATTTTCAAACTGATTGTTTAAAAGAATTAGCTGATTTAGTTTATGTATGCTACCAATATGCTGAGAATATGCGTTGGGATCTAGATGAAGCTCTCAATCGTGTACATGAATCTAACATGTCCAAACTCGGAGATGACAATAAACCCATATACCGAGACGATGGTAAAGTCCTGAAGGGACCAAATTACAAACCACCTGATCTTTCTGATTTAGTATAATGTCACCTGAACTTATTTCCCGCACTGGTCGGGTCCAATCATGGTTGGATAACCCAGAATCAAGATTGCCAGTGAGCTGCACCGTGTTCGTCGTAGAAGACTCTATGGAAGGAACAAATGGAATCGAAGCAAGCTGGAGATACGTCAGCCACGGACTCCGCTATGGAGCAGGAGTTGCTGTGCATTTATCAAAGCTCCGTCCCAAAGGAGCGGAAAACGGAAAGGGTCTTACAGCTTCTGGACCTGTATCGTTCGCAAAAATCTACTCGCAATTAAATGAAACAATTAGAAGAGGTGGCGTCTATAAGAATGGCGCTGTTGTGGTCCACCTTGATATTGACCATCCCGATGTCCTTGAGTTCGTGCAGCTTCCTCGTGCCGAAGCTCCCTGGATTAAACGATGCGTCGACCTTGATGCAGAAAAGTGGAGATATACAAGCTCCGAAGTTAGAGACGCCATCCTTTACGGAATCAAATCCGGGGATATCTGGCTTAACAAAATAAAATACGACCAAAAAGGAGAAAGAATTTATGGCAACGTGTGTCTTGAGGTTTACCTGCCCTCACGAGGAACGTGCTTGCTTCAGCATATCAACCTCGGTTCCTGTGAAATCGGAGATATCCAAACGGCTTTCACTAAAGGTATGTCCGAGTTGTGCAGTCTCCATGGGAGGACAAATGTTGGAGCAACTGGAGAGTATCTCCCGAGCGAAACAGACAGGCAGGTCGGACTCGGAATGCTCGGTTTGGCCAACCTCCTTAGAAGGTACGGTGTAAGTTATAAAGACTTTGGAGATGCTTTGGCTGAAGTTAATGAAGGTAGTGAAACTAATACTCCAGCGTATACTCTTGCTAAAGAGTTTGAATTAGGTATTAAAGCAGCAGCTACTACAGCTAGATTTGCTAATATGGTAAGAGCTTTTGCTATAGCACCTACTGCTTCATGTAGTTATAGGAGTAAGGATCTAGACGGATATACTTGCACACCTGAGATTGCACCCCCAATTGCTAGAAGCGTAGACCGGGATTCAGGTACCTTTGGGGTAGAACACTATGATTATGGCGATGTAGAGATCGCAAGTGATGTAGGCTGGGATGCTTACAAAAAAGTAGCAGATCAGATGATGATTTTGCTAGATAATACGGGACTTCTTCACGGATACTCATTTAACTCTTGGAGTGATGTGGTAACCTACGACAATGCATTCGTGGAAGAGTGGCTGCAATCACCGCAGACCTCCCTTTACTATAGCCTACAAGTAATGGGGAACGTTCAGGATAAGACCGATGCGTATGCAGCATTAGATCAAGCTGAAGTTGAGGATTACTTGCAGGGCATTCTGTCTGAGAAACCAGACGATATACCTGTAACCTGTGACTGTCAAGAATAATGAGAAAACATCCGTATGAAATTTTATTGGACCGAAAGCGGAAGTGGTCCCCCGTAAAACCCACCGTTGGAACATTGAAGAATGGATCAGAGGATACTATTAGGCGTGCGCTCGCAGCACGTCATCTGGAGTTACCTGTGGGTTCCTTTATTAAGGAAGGCCTTGAAAAAGATGTTCCCGATAACGCTAGAAAACTACTAGAGGATAATGTTAAAGACGAGGAAAGACATGATCTTGCTCTCGGCTACTATGCAGATGCCCTTGGTACAAATGAAATTGAAGAAAAAGAGGGGAAGTTACTGAGAGATGCCTGGATTGCACACCCTGACCACACTATTACAAAAGCTTTGGTCGCCGAACGGGCCATCTTCTTTGTTCTACTCCCTTTCTTTAGGTTTAATGGGGATGCTGCTCTTCGTACAGTATCTGCCGACATCTCCAGAGACGAGCAGATCCACGTTGGATCAAATAGTCTTGTATGTAGTGAGCTGGGCTTACGTCCTTCTCCTTCTTTGGATAAACTTAGGAAGGCCACCATTAACTGGATTCTTCAACCTCTAGGTAATAATACCTACGATAAATATTTGGACAAAAAATTCTGGCTGGATGCGAGTGATCGCTTAATGTATGAAGGAAAAGCACCTGAATTTTCTGAGACACAGCGA